GAGAGCATCCGCAAAGACCTTGCGGTAACCATGCTGATGGAAGGCGAGACAACGCCTCGAGGAGAGCGAGTCACCGCTTTCCAAGTTCAGCGGGTAGCAATGGAACTCGAAGGCGCACTCGGCGGGGTCTACGCCCCTATTGCCGACGCCATGCAGATCCCCCTGATCGAACGAGTCATGGAGGTTCTGCGAAGGAAGAAAATCATGCCGTCGCTTCCAGATGAAACCGTCGAAGTAGAGGCTGTGACCGGTATCCAGGCGTTGACGAACGAGAGCGACAATGGGAAACTCATGCAACTGATGCAAGTAATCGCACAACTCGGACCTGAGACAATGGGACGAGTTGACAAGGGCATCCTCATGGATCTTCTGGTACGGCAGTCCGGCATCTACGAGCCGGGACTCATCAAGTCTGATGAGCAGGTCCAGCAGGAGGAAGCCGAAGCCCAAAAGGCAGCGATGAAGCAGCAGGTACAGGCACAGGCAATTCAGTCTGGTGGCAACATTATGGAGCAGCGAGCCGCCCAGCAACCAACCGAGGAACCATTGAATGTCTGAACAATCTAGCGGATCACAACCCGCTCCCACTTTTGGCCTCCAGGCCGCTGGGCAAACACCCCAGCCAGATGCCCAGCCCGTCGAGGGCGCAACAATTACGCCAATCAATCCGCCGGATGAGTCGGGTGGACCTGAGAATATGTCCGCACGAATGTGGGCTGAAAAGTTCAAGACGCCAGAAGACATGGAGAAGTCCTACCTCGAACTCGAGAAGAACTTCCACAGTCGGCCCCAGACTCAGGATATGGGCGTGGACGCCCTTCTCGAGCACGTCGGCCTTCGTGGTGATGAACTCGCCACGAACTGGACCGAGCAGGGAAGTCTCACTGACGATCAGTATTCGGCATTTGCGAAGATCGGCCTGAGTCGCGAGATCGTTGACACTTTCATGCGCGGCGAGGCTGCCAACGCACAGAACACCGTGTATCAGCAGGAGAAGTTGCTACAGCGTGGACATGACCTTGCAGGCGGCAAAGAAGAATTTGAAGCCCTGATGCGATGGGCTTCGGACAAGTTGCCGCAAGACAGGATTGCTGCACTTGAGTCCAGGTTGAACAACCCCACTCAGTTCGAGGGCGCAGTGAAAGAGATGCTCTGGGACTGGCGAGACTCCACGGGCCGCGGCGGTGTCAACAAGCAGATCCTTGCAGGCGAATCAATGCCCAATGTTTCGATGGGATTCAACACTGTTGATGAATACCTGACGGCCATGCAGAACCAGAAGCGGCAAGGCAAGTTCGACCCCGCTTTTCTCAAGCGAATGAAGAACACCCCGAGCCATATTCTCAATGGAGTTGACGTATGAATGTCGCTGAAAAGAACCAGAAGGCCATCTGGCTTCAGATGAACCACAAACTACAGCCTAGTTTCTCTATTCGAGCAGGAACAGGTTCGTACAACTGCATCTTGATCCATACGCAAACGGGCGAGCACAGGTTTCGTGGCGTCGGAAATTCGGAAGTGGAGGCTTTCGCCAATGCGTTCTCAAAGTTTGAAGCAGCCCCGGCCCCAGCGGACGCCATCAAGGTCCAGCAGGAGAATGAAGATCTCCGTGAGCAACTCAAGGCTATGGAGTCGAAGTTGGAAGACTCCACGCCTGATGCGGTGGAGGAAATCGACAGCGATGGTTCGACACCTGATCTCCCTGGCGACATGACTCCGGCACCGAAGAAGAAGACCCGCCGCAAGAAGAAGTCTTCCACCACTCCGTTTTGATTCAACCTTTCCGCGCCCCTTGAGCCGCTGGCTCATTGGGCGTTTTTGCAGATTTGAGCCTGATCGCAATGGGACAACCAAGTGCCAATTGGCACGTGGCCCTATGGACGTGAAGACAACTCACTGCGTTGTTTTGCACACCAACCCCAATTCCATTTCGAGGACAATGTAATGACTGACATTGCTGGCTCATACCTGTCACGCACGCTGACAGACGGAGCCTTGGCGAATGATTCGCCAGATACTTCTACGGACCGCGACCTGGCTTTGAAACTCTTTAGCGGCGCCGTTTTGGACGCCTTTCGGCAGAAGACCGTGTTTTATGACAACACTGGTTCATTCCTGGCCCAGCGCACGCTGACCGGTGGCGACACCGCCCAGTGGCCTGTCATCGGTGATGACCTTGAACTCTGGGACATCGGCACCGGCACGGACTCCACGTCGCCTGCTGATGGTGAGTTTGAGTCATTCGCAGCCGATGGCGGCCTCAAGGCTGGCTACCACACCCCGGGCGAATTCATCAAGGGCCGCAAGGTGAATCTCTCTGAGAAGAACGTGATCGTCGATGACATGCTTGTCGCGGCAATCGACGTTCCGTTCATTGACCTGGACTTGATGCACTTCGACGTTTTGCAGCCGTTTGCGACCAAATTGGGCCGATCCCTGGCGATTGATAATGATCGCAAGATTGCGACTATTGCACGCAAGGCCGCAATTGCTGGTGACGAAACCGGAGTCTACAAGGGTGGACAGCAGGTTTACCGATCCGGTAACGCGACGGTGAACGGCACCTACGAAGATAACCAGACTGGCTCTGGTCTTTTCCGTGCAGACGTTGCCCAACTCGCCCAGGCGTTTGATGACGATCACGTCCCCGAGGATGGTCGCTATCTATTCATTAGCCCATACATTCGTCGCATTTTGCGTCACGAAGGTACCGGCTGGGCGATTGCAACTGATCACGCCGGGTCCGGTTCGACTCAAGCCTACGGCCCCGCTGGCAACCCTTACAGTCGCGACCAGACTTCGCGTCCCTGGGATGTCAACACCCGATCCGTTGGAATGCTCGAGGGCTTCAACCTCGTCATGACTACATCTCTTCCGGGTGCTGCGCCATACGGATGGACCGGCACCACTGGCGGGCGATACGCACTGGTGAATTCCGAACGCCTTGGCAAGTACGACTTCATTTGTGACGGCACTGTACTCGCCAAGGCTGCGCCTGCTGCGATTGCACTTTGCGGTGCACAGGAAGGCAACGCTGCTGTCGGTATGGTTCAGGCTGCGGGCATGAGAACCGTGGTCCAGGATGATGAGCGAAGGAACGTCAAGTTCCTCAAGAGTCAGATGCTTGTGGGCTACGATGTTCTTTCGCCTTGGTGCGCAGGAATCATCGGCGTTCACGCTGCCTGATTGATTCGCATGGTTGAGAACCGGGGGGGAGGTCTACCTCCCCCCCGCTCTCATTTGGAGGGCAAGTGTCGAATGACACGTAAAACTGAAAATGGCTCTCGGGAAATTGTGCGACTGTCACCCTCAGACTGGGCAGGCATATTGGCTGTGGCGTTTACTATCCTTGTCACAATTTTCGTGGCAGGAATGACAATTGAATCGCGCTTGACCGAGGTGCTTACTCGGCAAGAACAACTACAAATCCGAATCGAGCGTGTAGAAGCGCAGATCGACAATAGAGGAGGCTCCTAGCATGGCTTATGGAGTTGAGGCTTTCGTGCTGCGCACTGCCAAGCGGCACTGGAAGAAGGTTTATGGCACTGATGTAGCCAGTTCGCCTGACCCAAGCGACCTGACTTTCAACCCGACAACCGAGTCGCCTTCTGGCGGTCTGGACAGTGCTGACGTAGACCAGGGGTTTACGGACTGCTTTGGTTCCAACCTCGCAAAGTTGTGCGTGTACGGCGATCACGCTTCAGCAGACGGCAAGTCGGTGGATATGCTGCTCGCGGGCTACAGTCAAGTGTCCGGTGGATCGCTTTGGGTGCCCTCGTACATTGGACGATTCCGATGGACGCTCGGCACGATGGTCGGGGTCGCTGCTTCTGATGTCACAAACACACAGAACTTCGCTGATCAGGTTCAACTGGTAGATGGCGACACGTCTATCCGGCTAATCACTGACACGGAAAACAACATTGCTTCTGTCACCGTGGACCTTGAAGGTGCTCATTGGCTGAAGGTCCAGTGGGACACGGCCCCGGGAACAGAGCCAACCAACTTCAATGCGATGGTTAGCCTCTTCTGATGTACCTCCCTTTTGCCAGCCTATGCAGGCAGCATGACATCCATGCGATCTACTGGCGGGAGATGCTCAACGACGGCAGCAATGATTACTTGATGAATGATGCCTATGGGGCACCGCAGGATGAACTGATGTTCCCCAAGTTGGCATGTCATTATCCGTTGACATCAACCACTGCCACTGACATTGTGCAAGGGGGTTCTAACCAAGGTTCCTACAGTGTGGCCGGTGGCATTGTCCCCGACCTATCTTCCGGGCCTGCGGTTGCCGTGAGCAACTTGTATGGCCGCGGCGGGGGGATTGCAAACCCGACAGTCATGACTTCAACCACCTCCAAGGTGGCGTCAATGACAGGCCCGACGCCATCCGCCAGCACACCGAACCCAGTGGGTATCTCGGGTTCTTTTAGCCTTGCCTGCTGGTTTCGCATTACCGACACCGCGACATCGTTCAACCCTAGTGGTGACGCCGGTGGCCGAACAAGTATTACCTTGGTGGGCATACAGAACCACGATGTGTCGTACGCGCCCAAGGGTTTTCACGCAAGGATCGTTCTTCAAAGGCGGAAGGAATCCGGTGCAGACGTGATCCCTGGGTACTGGCTACGCGGCGAAATAGGAGATGATGTATCCATCCCTGATAGTGGCGCAGCAGAATCTAGCGCTGAGACTGATCCGACTGCCACTCCATACGATGCCGCGGTACAGAACACGCTTTGGCATTACGCCGTGATGACAGTAAAACCCTCGGCGTCACCCGGAGCGGGAACTCTTGCCCTATACCTAGATGGCGTCTTGATTCAAAGCCGCTCGTATTCAGGGGTGCTCTTCCCATCGACCCCACAGTTTCGGCTGTCAGTAAACAGCACCATTGGAGCGTCCACTGATTACTCCATCCGTGACGGGCAGATTGCTTACGTTTCGGCTTACAACTCCCTGGTGAGCGAAGCCGATGCCCGCAGGCATTTCAACTCCATGCGGCGACCGCTAGACATGAAGGTCAATCACAACTCCTACACCTGCTATTCAACTGAGCCAATGACAAGCGTAGGAAGTTTGACCGAGACAGACTTGACATATTGCCCCAGTGCACAGCGTGCCGAGCACCGGCATGACAACCGCTGGGTGAACATGATTCGACTCAACAACCCGCTGTACGACAAGTCGCAGCCGTCGATGGATAATCACATCGAAGATTCTCACATTGGAATCCCCCGGCACTGGGAACTTGTCTCGAATTCCGGTGGAACAGACCCTGCCGATGGCGACCAAAAACACCGGTTCAACACTCACGTGGCTACCGGGGGATATCGAATCAACCTATCAGGCTCAACAAAGATCGGAAACGGGCCAACTGTCATTGCTGGTTGGGATGGAATAAACACGCCTCGCAATTCTGCGTACCCTACCGGCGGTGACCCAGGGCGAGATCACACCGTGATAGTTGACTTCAAAGGCCGCGGCAATCGGGCGGGGGCTGTGAATCAGATGAACTGGAGTTACTCAGATGGAACTTCAACATCAATGGAAGATCAAACGGAAACAGAAGGCATTGACGGGCAAGACGGGTTTGCCCTGAGCCGCTTGGGCGACACGTCTTCGGCCACCGCCAACAAATTCGAGTATTACACCCCTTGGGAAACATCAAGTGACGCCAAGACCCAGACGATTTACTCCTCTGATTCAACAGGGGCGAGTAATCGGTATCAAGCAATTGGTTGCAGCGGAGCACGCACGGGCCTGACCTTTCAGGTCGTGAACCCGTCACGGCACACGTCTGACAACTGGAGCGACAATCGCGAGGCCGCGGGGTACGAAAACCAAGACAGCCCAGCGTCAGACGTATACCGCATGTCCCGGCACCAAGCGGCTCAGGTTCCCCGGATCTTGTACTGCAACCGCTATGACAACGGTACCGACCTGGATGTTCCTAGTAATGGGAACGACCACTGTGTCGATCAGAACCGATACGGCCCAATTGCTGTCTTTGGGGAGTCTCTTGATGACCATGAAGTCACTCGCCTTTTGCGGGTCATGCACGGGCAGCCTCTTATTCGCACGCGGCCTGGGCTGCGATCTCCATTGCGGCATTTTCAGTTCACCGCACCATCAAGGAGCATGACGTGAAACCGTGCCATTTGGCACTGTGTGCCATTCTTCAGGGTTGTTCGGTACTGCCTCGATCAGAAAACACAAGCGGATCTGCCGCTATTGACACCTTTATGGCTTCCACCACGTCGGCTGACAACTGTGGAGGACTGGAAGTTCTTTCTTGGATTGGCGGGCTGTCGATCATTGGCGGCATCGCGGCACTCGTTATCACACGGGGCAGCATGGGAATCCGTGCTGTTCTGATTGGGGTCGGCCTTGTGCTGCTGAATTATGCAGTCGCAAGATATGCCCATGCCCTGTTTGTTCCGATTCTCGTTGGATCGGGACTGGTTTCTCTCACCTATGCGTTCATTGTTGTACGCAATGCGCTCAGGTCGAAATCAAATGCTCAGAAATCTTGGGCGCCCAGCCCCCCAATATCACGGAGTTCAACTTAGCCATGAGCACTCTTTGGTTCGTACTTCTCATCGGCCTCGCCTGTTTCGTGGCTGGAGCAATTTGCCGACCTTACGTCTGCAAGTGGCTCCCTGGCGGCAACTGCAAGTAGGGTTTTATGTCTGAACTACAAGCAAACGCAATCAACGTCTATACCAGCAGTGAAATTGAGGTAAAAGAAACCCTCAAGACCACCGACACCGATCAGGACATCCTTTGTGGGGGCAAGATTTCCGCGGGAAGTAACACCGAGCCAACGGAAACCCTGAAGGTGTCCGGTGACGCAAAGGTTACCGGGGCATCTGAGTTGGATGGAAACATCACTGCTGGAGGCAGCATTACAGTTGCCAGCGGAGCCACCGTCACCTCTGGTGGCCTCATCGTCGATGCCGGAACGTCGCGGTTTGATGATGCTGTCGAAATCGTAGCCGGTGGACTCACGGTCACAGCGGGCGGCATCAGTGCAAACGGAACATCGTCAATTGCCGGGGCAACAACCATCACTGGAAATATGGCCGTCGCCTCTGGGACTACCAACCTCGGTGGCAAACTGACGGTCACAAGCGGTGGCGCAGAATTCACCGGCGGCCTCACTGTCGATGGCGAGGCGATCACCGGCGGCTCGACCGGAACCAACTACACCAAGGCGTTTGGGAAGATCACGTATGACTTTTCCGGCCCTACTGCCACCGTCAACGCCAACAGCAACATCTCTGGCGCAGCAATTTCTCAGACCAACCACAAAATCACCATTGATTTCGTTACCGGAATCGGTAATGCCAATTATGTAGTGATGATGAACAGCACACAGGACGGCTTGGCTGGCGGGGATGACGGCGGTTCGCCTGCGGTGCAACTGTACAACGTCTGGTACCTTCAGAGCCAGACATCGACAGGCTGCGAGGTTCGTCTTCGCGGCGGCGAGAATGCCGATTCTGGCGTACTTCATTTCACGGTGATTAGCGTCTAATGAGAACAACACTACAGGCTGTACAGGAAATGGCTCGCAGGCTGGGAAAGCACCCACCCGCGGCACTTGACACTGGGGGCACGTCAATTCAGGCACAACTCGAGCGTGTCCTGGATGACGCATCGAACACCGTGCAGTCCGAAGGGTGGTTCTGGAATACGAAATATGACGTGACTGCAAGTGCTCTGGGTGAGCCGGATGGCGTAGTTCGTGTGAAGATTTCCGAACTCGAGCCGCTGGGCACCTCGCCAGAAACCTATGCAACCATTTACCACGTAGACACCGAGCCAAGCGAGGACATGCGGATTGTTCGCAAGGGCAACTATCTGTATGACCTGAAAAACAACACCGACTCCATCACCTCTAACAAGAAGGTCCGGTACTCATACCAGCGGCAATTCGGGGAGGTTCCAGAAGCATTTCAGTCGTGGATCATTGCTTTGGCGAGTTTCAATTTCAATCGCTACTACATTGGCGACAAAGCCAATGATGGTGCTTTGCAGATGGAAATGCAGGAGGCTCGGCGGCAGGCAACTCGCGAAGAAATTCGTTCCTCAGATATCAACGTGTTGGACACGCAAGCCATGCGGCAAATCCGCGGGCGGCGGCGGACCCCTGACAGGAGCATCTACGAATAATGGCTATTACCGGAATGTCTTTCGTTGAGGCAATCAACGAACTTGTGGAAACTGTCAACGAGTTTCCAATGTCAGGAAGCACAAAGCCCAGCGGGTCTGGAGATACCACCTCGATATACGCCAGGGCTGAGACTTTCATTGATCGAGAGAGCCGCCGGATTCAGGCACTAGGCTGGCCTGAAAACACCACCTTGTCTCGAGCAGTTACCGCTGAGTCTGGCGCCAAGACCGTGCTTGTCGAGGCATACCTCAGCGTTCGGGCTGCGGGGCCAGACCAGCACCGCAATCTTGTCATGCGGTCCGTCACATCAGGAAGCCCGGCGGTAACCAACACCAAACTGTATGACGCTGACAAGCAATCATTCGACATCACATCGGCCAATGATGGGACCGTCTACCTCGACACCGTTGAAAACCTCGACTTCGAGTACCTGCCGAACCATCTCCAAGACGTAATTGTTGCGCGTGCAAAGATGACGTTTCAGCGACGAATTCAGGGCAATGCGGAGGCAGACCAGCAACTCATGCAGGAGTACGCACAGGCCGAGCAGTTGGCGTTCAGAAACAAGCCTGACCTGGATCAGAACTTCAACATTCGCCCATCGTTTGGGGCGGCTCAGGAACAGCAACAAGGATGAATCGACCATTTGTCGAAGCCGTACCGAGCCTTGTCCAAGGCATTTCGCGGCAAGCGCCAACCATTCGGTTTCCAGGGCAGGTAGCCGATGCCAAGAATATCAACTTCTCAGTCGTTGACGGCGCCCGAAAGCGGCGAGGGAGCATACCGCTCAAGACTCTCAGTGGAAGCGCGGGGGCCAGCACGGAATACCGCATCCACCGGATTGAGCGTGATGATGAGGAAGAGTACGCAATCGTATACGGTAAGAACTTCCTCAAGATCGTTGACATCAACACCGGTACCGAGGCACAGATCAGCGGCAGCACCTCCTATATATCTGGAGCAACTGCTGCACAACTGAAGTTCAGCACTGTTGCAGATGCAACGTTCGTGGTCAACACCAGCACGAGCGCCCGATGCACCAATGACAACTTGGACACAATTGACGCATCAACGATGCCTCATTTGATTACTCGAGAATCCACCAGCCCGCTTCGCTTCAGTTTTGCTGAGGTGCCGTGGAAAGAACGCTCATACAATCGCCAGATCATCAAGCCTCGAACCGGTGACGCCTCTGCTAACTGGACTTATTTGAGTTACAAAGGCGAAACTACTCTCCCACTCCTGGGGGACATGGGCAGTGAGTATGTGCAAAAGGCACTCGAGGGCAACGGGAAAAACCCCCGGGATTCTCTGGAAATTCTGTCTGAGGTTTACACCAGCAACCAAGGAATCACAGACCCCGCGACGGGTTCCTCGTTCAGCAATGCCACTCAATACACGTCCTACCCGCTCAACCAAGGGACTTGGCCGCCACAGTACCAATTCATCAACACTGACCCCTACCCAAACACAATTTGGGCACACGCGATTGAGGGGCTGGGCGCCTTCCCTTGGGGCAAAGTGATCTGCACCGGCGGTCCCCTCAACGGGAACGACATCATTGTGCAGTTCTCTCCAGACATCATCGTGGATTCACTAATCGGCGCTAACCCGACTAGGACTATCCTCCGGGGGGATAATGACAACGATCCACCCCCGCCATTTGTGCGCGATCCCTTGACAAATGAAAACGGCGGCATTCCAATTCGTGACATCAGTTTCACCCGGAATCGCTTGTGCATTGCGTGCGGGGAATTTCTGTGCTTCAGCGCAATTGATGACTTGTTCAACTTCTACCTAGAAGAGCCGCCCACGCTCACTGACTCCGACCCTATTGTCGTTCAGTTGGCTGCTTCTGATGTGAGCCTTGTGGACTTCATGGTCCCCTTCCAGAAGGCAATGGTGGTGCTCACATCTAGTGGGCAGCAGTTTGAACTAACTGGAGCCGAGACTTTCACTCCGACAACTGCCGCAATTAGCCCGTCCACCAAATACGAGACACAGAATTGCCGACCAGCACAAATTGGCAATCGGCTGTTTATGGTCGGAAGCAGTGCCGACTACTCCACACTCTTGGAGTACGTGCACAACGCGAACTCCCTGACCAATGAGGCTATGGATCTCACTAAGCACGTTGATGATTTGATTCCGAAAAACGCGCTGTCTGTGTTCACTGCTCCAGGCCAGGAGATGACTTTCATAATTCCTGTTATTGAAAGCGGGACTGAAGGCGATGTGTTTACCTCAGACGTTGACGGTGACGCCGCTGTTGGTTGGGCCGCGGCGGGCACATGGTCTGGCGGTACCGCGCCCGAGCCGTGGGATACAGCGCAAATTGCGACTGGTGACAAGGTGTTCCTTAGCGCCCTTAGCAGTTATCCAGGTGGATCTCCATCTGACCCTGCCGCCGTGAACTCCAAGATGTACGTTCACCGCAGTTACACAGTTGGCAACGAAAGAAAACAATCGGCTTGGAGCGTCTGGGATTTCGGGGCCGACCGACTTCAAGATGCACGTGTGTACGATGACAACATGGTCTTGCTTCGCAAGTACAAGTCTGGAGGCACGTGGAAACTCCAGTTGGACACGCTCAACCTATCTGAAGGCCAAGATGCCCCATCCGGGTTCCCCTGGCCGGTACACCTAGATCATCGTCAGAAGTTCACTAGCGGAACACACTCTAGCGGAACAACTACGTGGTCCACTGGTGACGCTGAGATTGACTGGATTGTCACGGCGGGAGGCAACGAATATGCCGCCACCAATTCGAGCGGTTCAGTCAGCGGGCCTGATGGCGTTGACCTTTCCTCTACTACCGTATACCTGGGTCGCAAAGTTTCTGCTGAAATCACCTTGTCTGAGGTGTACCCCCGCGACCGCAACCAGCGAGCAAATACCGAGGGACGGGTTTCGATCAAGAAGTTGGTGGTTGGACACAGGCGCAGCCGTGACTACTCAATTGAGGTGACTACCGACAGCGCACTTTCTCCTGATCGCAGCGAGCGATTCCAGTCGGCTTCTGAATCTACAATTGAAACAGGAACCAAGACCATTTGGGTCAACGGAAAAAACACTGAAACCACGGTCAAACTAACATCAGACAACGCTTCGCCGTGCGTCTGGGTGTCTACTGAAACCCACGGCGTGCATCACACCGGAATGCTGGAGGACAAGCAATGACAGGCGCTGAAATTGCCATGATTTCCATTGCCTCAGTGGGCATGGCGACCTCTATTGGTTCCGCTGTTTACAGTGGCCTCGAACAATCAGAAATGGCCGAACGTCAAAACCAAGCCATTGAAGATGCCAAGAAGCGAGCCAATCGCAACGTAGATATTCGCACAAACCAGCACAAGAACAACCGGGACTTGCTTACCAAGACCGCCCTTCGGAAAGCCGACTACGCAGCACTTCAGGAGTCCGCGGCCCGAAGCATCGCACGCGGCCAAGCCAAGGCAGCGCTCTCTGCGGGTGGCCGTGTCGCTTCGGCTGGCACCTCCACGCTTGCACTGCTTGAGCAGATTGAAATGAAGTCCGAGTGGAAACAGCACCTGATAGCAAAGGGTGCCGCCATGCAGATTGACCAAGCAAATATGGGCTATGCCGCGAATATGCTTGGGACGGTTCAATCATACGAGGAACAGTGGTACAACCTGGACAACCAAATGACCAACGCATTTGCCGCTGGCTTAGGCGGTGGCCTCGGGGCATTCGGGGGCGGCCTGTCTATGACGGCGGGAGGCATGAGTATCGCAGGCGCGTTTGAGGGCACGGGTGATAATTCCGGTGGAGGTGATGTTGGATGAGTAGAAATCAAGTCGCAGGTTTCTCGACCGACACCGCGACTGGTATACCTGGGCTGCCTTCCATTTCAGGGGCGACCACACCAATGATTGCAACTCAGCCTCGGATTCAAACCCAGGCCGGGCTGGATCTTGGCAAGGTGATGCAGCAGTTAGGGTCAAGCACATATCAGGCTGCATCAGTGCTGGGAAATTTGTCCACGAAAACTGCATCGACTGGATTGAGCCTGCAAGAAGGCCAAGCCATCGGGGTTGAATTCAGCAATCGGTACGAGGAAAAGAACTTCGAGGTATCCATCCCCACCGAACAGGGGAATGTGAATCTTCGCGATTTCACCATTGATCGCATTGGCGCGTACATGGAAGCCAATGAAGGGAACCTTGGGCAAGCCTTGCACCAAACTACCATTGACCTGATTTCGGTACGGATTCCTGCTGACGCGACCCCCGCGGAGCAAGCGGCTTACCTTCGTCGGTCTTACACCCCCATCGTCAACAGCATGGGGAAGTATTACGTTGAAAATGTGCTAGGGCATCACAAAGAGGCCATTCAATCTGCATGGGTCACAGCCTTTGCAGATACTGGAAAAGTTGTCAGTAGCAAACAGATCTGGGAAGTGTCCAAGTCTGCAAACCAGGGATATTGGTCACGCGACGAAGTTCCGCAGATAATGGCTCAAATTGCCACCGAGCACGCCGATGACGGCAATTACGACATAGCCCTCGCTCAACTTGATGCCATTCCTGACAAGCCGGAGTTCGACAAACTTCGCGCCGACACTGCCAAGAAGATTTCTGAGCAGCGGGCTGAGTCTGTCAGCATTGCATTTGGTCAACAACTCGACCTTCTGGATACTGAGTTGTACTGGATCTCTGAGAGTGTTCTTGATGAGGCAGCCAAAGTTGCACTAGACCCCAACATTGACGGGGCAGACCAGATTGTTTCGGTGATTCAATCTTGGGCCAGCAACACCCCCATGAGCCTTCGGCAACGCGATGCCATTCTTGATCGCATTGGTCAAGAGGCGGCGTTCCGAACCGGCTACAACGCAGGCGATGAATTCGCAAAGATGCGACGAACATTGCCTGATGAGGCCAAGGCTGCTCGAGACGAGTCTGCAATACGTGACTTCAACCGGCGGAACGCTGAGGCGGACATATTCGTGTTTCTTGAAGAAGGAACTATTGCGGGACATGATCTTTCGGAAAAGACTGAAGAGCAAAAGAGCGAAGCACTCAAGGCACACCTGAAGAACAAATACGGCCAAGACTGGGCACAGCATTGGCGAACATACGAAAACTTGTCTCGCGAAGAAACCGAAGTCGCTTCGACTGACGCCTATGACAAAATTCGGGTCGATATTGCTACTGCCAGCAGTGGTGCTCACCGGCAGTTGTTATTCGAGCAACTGGTTCTGTCTCCTGATGGAACTCCAATGAATACAGACCTGACCCACCAGCAGATTTTCAACCTGCACAAGATGGTGGGCACAGATCCGGTGGATTTCATGGCTGATGGCAGTCGTGACTTTTCCGAACTCGAATCTCGGATTGAAGACGCTTTCATTGCCGCCTCGGGTGGCAAGTGGGAATTGTCTGGTGGCAGAAAGTATGCAACTTGGGAATTTGTCGGAGGACAACCACCCCAGTTTGAAACTCGTCGCCTGGAACTCATGAATGCCGTCCGTGATGACATTGCTGATTTTCAAGATGAGGCATGGCTCAAACGATACCGTGCAATGACTCTAAGTGAAAAGCGAAACGAAATTCGTCAGCAGTACGACACAATCCGCAAGAAGTACCTTGGGGTATCTCGGTCTGACGTTGGCGACGGAACCGTGCAGCCTGACTGGGTGAACATGAGTGAGGGCCAGGAATACGGATATGCCATTGGGTTTGGGTTCTCGCTGCGACCGCAAGAAGATACTGACACTGACATAGCCGTTCCAACTGACAAGAAGGATTCAGAATGAGCCAAGCACCTAGCGGCCCCGATCTTCCACCCGAAGAAGTCGTGCCAAATGGCACAGTGGAAGCACCGGCTCAGAACCCTGAAACACCCGAAGAAGAACACGCCGCCCGATACGCACCTGAAGAACTCAACCAGGTCATCAGTGAGCGTGCGACTGCCTTGTCAGAAGCAGGAAAAAGCCAAGAGGAAATTGTTGCAACTTTGACTGATGAGTTCTCTGGCCAGTTGCCTCCAGCCGACCCAGGCGAAGCGGCTGCTCTTGAGGCAGTGAGAACGGGTGAGCAGGAAATTGACGCGGCTGCGATGGTTGAAGCGACCTCTCAACCTGAAACCCCCCAGATGACGGGGATCTCAGATGAAGAGTTCGAGCAACGACGCCGGGATCAACTCTCGATCCCTGATCGAATGGTCGAAAACTTCCGAGATGGCTGGGCTGATTTGCATGGAATGCTTCCCGAGTGGATGCAGGCTGCCGGTCCAATTATCGAGCGGCCTCTGTACAACGGGTTCATGCCGCGAGATCCGATCAATTCATTGTCATATGGAATCGCGTTTGCTCGAGGGATTGGAAAGGCGTTGATGTCCGTTGACAACATGCTCCTCGGGGCACTCGGATATTCGATGGATGAACTTCCAAACCCTGATGAGGCGTTGGGAGTTTCTAACGGCTGGGCACCGGGCTTCGTGGAAGCCGGAACGCAGTACGGAGTGACCTCGCTGGCAATTGCTTCTGGTGCTTACGTGGTGGCTCCTGTTGCCACAGCATCAGCGACAGGACTCGTTCCCGCTCTTGCGGGAGTGGGTGGTGACGCCGCGGCGTTTGATCCACGGCAAGGTGGCATTGTCACCTTTGTCTCCCCCCTGCTCGGAGAAGAGTCCCAAGCCTTCTTGCGGAACTTTGACCCGAAGTATCTTGCGGAGACTACAGGCGGGCAAGCGGCTGGCCGCGCTGCCCTTGTCCTCGAGGGAACTCTGATGACCTTGACATTCGGAGGGTTCCTCAAGGGAACTGGTGCCGCTGTCAAGGGCTACGACGCCATTGGTCGAGGGTTTCAGGAGTCAAGTATTCCAAAGGGAATGGCATTCGACGTGCCTGGAATGTCGAAAGAACAGGCCGCCCTGCTTCGCATGGAACTGCCTCCCGAGGTTGCCGATTTGCCGATGGACCCCGAGGCGGCCAAGCACTTTGCGCGTTACATCTCTGTCGTGACTGAGCGAGCGGCCCGAGCCGAGCAGTTGTATGCCGAGGGCAAATCATCTCGCGATATCATTCGGATTCTTGACGAGCAGTTCGGCCAGACCGCCAAGGAACTGCACGATGAGCACTGGCTCGAGGGGCAGGCAATTATGCTCCAGCGGGCTACCGCCGGAACTGACAACCCGCTTACCCTGCGTCAAGCCCGAACTGCGGTGAACGCTTACGCCAAAGCGGGGATGGATCACACCAGCACTTTCTTCGTTTCCCCTGCAATGACCCGAGAGGCTGATCAAGCAGTCGGAAATCAGGTACTCCGTGGTGACCGAACCCTATTGCAAGAAGGCGCCGATGGGGCCGCAAGGGGCAGTGTACGTATCGACCCCTATGACGAAGCCGCATTCATTACGCTGTACAGAGAAGCCGATGTAAGCACTATCAATGAAGAGATGGGTCACGTTCTTCGTGGGCAACTTACTGGCCCTCGAGCCAAGCAGTTGGCTGCCACCGGAAAGGGTACGCTTTCCGCCGACGAAATCAAGAACATTGAGGACCAGTACGGGGTCGTGGATGGCAGATGGACGGTTGACCAGGAAGAAGCATTCGCCGCAGACATGCGGGCATTTATTCTGGAAAACGCTGACAAGCCAGAGTTGAGCAAAGAATTTGCGTGGATGGCGGCACACCTTCGGACTGTACTTGATGATGCACGAAGCGGCGGACTATCTTCAGAACTCACCGACGCCTCTCGCGACCTGTGGGCAATCCTCAAGAACAAGCGGAATCTGCCGATTCGCTATGGCGACAACAAGTACCTGCCTGCAATTGAATGGTCCTCCGTTGTATCTCGGATCAAAGAACTTGACGAATCCGGCGAGGACTGGACCAGCCTTCTTTCCCCAGACACACTGTTGTCCAATGCGGGGCTTCGCACCAGCATTAGCAACACGTCTGATCTAAAGAAGTACATGGCTGTCATGGAAGATCTGGCCCGTGAACTTCGCGAGCAGAATGTTCTCATGCGACCGAAGAAAGACTCTGAACTTTCTGACTCTGCCTATGAACTGTATGCGTCTTTCATGGGCCAAGATGTTGATGAGGCCGTGGCATTTCTTTCTGTAACTCATCACACCAAGCAGGACATGGATGACCAAGTGATGTTGGGCAACCTTATTCTGCTTGGTCAAGGCGAGAAGTTGATGGACCTTATGCGGAAGGCTGATCAGACGAAATCAGTCACCGACATGGCGTTGCTTCAACGGCAATACATTCAGTTCCAAATGCTGACCAACGCGGTCGCGAGGCTACGAACCCAGACAGGTCGTGCCTTGCGTGCATACCGGTGGCCCGGGGTGCTCCCCTCTGAAAAACAAATTGCGGAAAACGAGGCCCAGGCTCTTGCGATGCTTGAGGCCGCTCGCGGCAACCGCAAGGGCCAAGACTGGCAAGGTCTTGAAGGCGAGGAATTGATCAAGTTCCTCAAGGGATTGCACCTTACAGACGATGCCCGGCTCATTGCCGAAGGTGTACGGAACTCCAACGACGTGTGGGGGTCCAAGTGGCGAGGGGTCATGCAAGAGTTCTATGTGAACGGCCTTCTGTCATCACCGAGCACCGTGATGGGAATCTCCATCTTGTCCCCGTCCCTCATCATGATGACCGAGGGTCTTGGCAAGTTGATGTGGGCCTTGCCTGGGGCGATAGCCGGTGGGGCACGATCACGCGAGGTTGTCCGAGACACTGCCAAACGACTGGCTTTGAATGTTCAGAATTTCGGTGAAGCAATTCGGTGGGCCGCCAAAGCATGGGGACGAGAAGAAGGCGTGCTCATGGGCAGCAAGTACAACCTGGACGACGCCAAATTCCGAGACAAGGCGATCAGTGTTGACTACGAAGGCGATAACTTCTTTATGAGGGGCATTGAATGGCTCGTCAATAAAGGGGGGAAGGCTGTTCGCATTCCTTCGCGTGGCATCATGTTCTTTGACGAGTTCTTCCGCCAGATGAACGCACGGGGCGGAACGCTGGTTGAACTCTGGAGACAAGAAGAAGACGCCATCATCGCCCATGCAATCGACCACGGCCTTTTGCCCGTGGAGCATGGCGGAAAGAAGGTTGACCGGTTCCATCACATGGGCCGGGGATACCTTGACGCTCAGGATGTACAGAAGGCGATCCAGAGTAGAGTCGGAAGCAAATACGAGACTATCATCAAAGATGGTCGTATTCGGGACCGTGCCGTACTGCTGGATGAAGCCCGGAATGATGTTGACATTGCTCAAGAAGAAAACCCGGTGGCACGTGGTTTCGCGATGGCCGAGTACATTGATCGTGAAAGCCGCAAGCAGCCTGCTAATGTTGTTCAGCACGCAGAACGAGAGGCCGTAGATGCCGTGCTCCAGACTGAACTAGGCCGCGGGGGCCAGATGGTTCAGGCTGTATTGGATTGGCTACCAGGGGGTCGATTCATTGTTCCCTTCTACCGCACGCCGGTGAACGCGCTAAAACGTGCGGCGGTGTACTTCACCCCGCTGTCGGTACCGGCGGAAATAGCAATCCGAGCAGGCAGGGCATTTTCTGGAAAAGGGTTCTCACTGCCAGATGATTCACCTGTGAAGATCATGTACGAAAGTCACATGATGGACCTTGCCTCGAAAGACCCCAACCGGGTCGCCGCTGCTCGGGGCCGTCAAGTTCTTGGCACCGCAGCGTTGACTTCGGTTTACCTCGCCGCAGAAAACGGGACAATCACAGGCTATGGCCCACGTGATCCAGACTTGCGAAAGCAATGGATGGAAGAAGGCTGGCGGCCCTACTCCATCAAGATCGGTGGAATCTACTACTCCTACGCGAAACTTGACCCGCTTGCTTCTGTCTTGGGCACAGCGGCAGACTTCACCGAACTCTACATTGACACTGACCGGTATGGAGATGACAACGAGCGAGCCGCATTGCAAGCCATTGTGATCATGGCTCTGGGCCAGCAACTGCAAAGCAAGTCAATGCTTCAAGGGTTCTCTGATTTCAATGACGTTCTTGCGAACCCGTCTTCGTCCCACGCTGAGGCATACATCAATCGACTGCTTGTCAACGTCACGCCTATTGTCAACATCTACTCATCAATGCAACGAAACGTCGATCAGATCAATGACCCACGGCTCAAGCAGGTTCGTAGCCTTGTTGATCAATATCGAGTCCAGAGCCTTCTTGGCGACTCGTCTTTGGTTGCACCTCGATACAACGTGATTGGCGAGGAAGTCACCAAGTGGACTGCGGCCACGCCTGTGGCTATGCGAGTCGCCTCCATGTTCCTGCCCATTGGGATGAGCGCTGAAACTGATGAGATCATTCCGAGCGAATTGGCTCGCCTGGGTATTCCCAACACGGCCCCGAACAAGGAAAAGTATGGGGTAAACCTCGAGGAGATCCCCGGGATAGATGGCAAGGACACCGCCTGGGATTCGTGGCAGATGCTTATTGGGCTTCCGGCTGATGACCCCAACGCAGTCACAATGCCGCACGCTCACCCCGACAAACCAGGACAGATGACTCAGCCGCTGACCTTGAAGGAATATCTGCTTGTGTACTTCAAGGGTGACCTGCGATCACAGTACGAGATGGACCTGCTAACTCCTGCCGACGTTGAAAGCGACGAAGGTACATTGACCGCAGCCCAAGTTCATATTCGCGACATGATTGAGGCGTACCGGCGGCTGGCACTTGACCGATTGATCGGTGGCCCTGGCGACAAGCCCAACACATACCGGGAGCCGCTGATTCCTGCTCTGGCTGCGGCCTACAACGAAACAGAGCGTCGAGGAGCCGAGGCCAATATGACTCGGATGAAACTCCAGAACGCAAGACCCGAAGCCGTGCGGCGACAGCAGCAACAGATCGACAGCCTTTCGGGGAAGACCACGACGTTGCTCGAAAGTGAACGGCGACGAATTGAGGAGTTCAACCAGAAATGAGTGCAGAATTAGAAGGAATGGCGAACCTGTACGACGAGTATCTCCTCGAGTTACTGAAGTCAGGCCGGACAGCATTCAATGACAACGGCGAACTTGTACAGGTTCCCTTGTCAGCCTCTGACCTGAACGTCATTCGTCAGCGACTGAAGGACTGCGGCATCACCGCGGTGCCGACTAGCACAAACCCAATCGGACATATCGTCCAAGAACTTGCAAAGCGGGGGCGGAAACTGCCCGAAATTTCTGACGCTGATGACGCGGCTACTGCGTAGCCTGGGGGGCAAACATTCATGTCATGTGATGACTGTGATAATTCACGGGAAGGCTATAGCCTTGTCTTTGTTGATTGGATTGACTCCTGTGAGCCTGCCAACAACTCGGACATAGATGTATACGACTTGCCGGAGCCACAACGCCTTTTCAATGTGGGGTTCTTGGTTCATGACGAAGAAAGTCACATTGTTGTCGCCGGGGGATTCAAGCCTGCACTTGAAACCTTTGACTTCATCATTGCGATCCCCCGTGTCGCAATCAATGCAATACGTCCTCTGGACATGATGTGCGGGCCGAAAAGCGGAGATGAGTGATGGTGGATTTCAGCGTCGAAGAAATGAGCCGCAACGTCCACGTGGTTCGGATAGATGCCTCGTCGCCCTCATTCGAGTGGCAATGCTTGCTCTCCTCGGATCGTCACCACGACAACGCGCACACAAATCAGAAACTCGAAGCAAAGCACCTCGAGCAAGCCAAGGCGACAAAAGCCGGTGTAATAGATGTTGGGGATCTGCATTGTGCGATGCAGGGAAAATGGGACAAGCGAGCAGACCTGACCGCCACGCGGCCCGAGCAGCAAACGGGCAGGTACCTGGACTCGCTAGTAGAATGCGCCGCCGATTTCTACGCTCCATACGCCGAAAATTTCATCGTGATCGGGAGAGGCAATCATGAGCAGTCGATCCTGAAACGGCACGAGACTGATCTGACCGAGCGGACCTGTGAGCGGATGAGCCAACTGAGTGGTTCAAAGGTTCACGCCGGTGGCTACGGCGGATGGGTCCGATTCATCTTCCATGAAACCAAGACCCGGCGCCAGATGGTCAACTTGAAATACTGGCACGGAGCAGGCGGAGGTGGCCCTGTGACACGGGGTGTCATCAGGACCAACAGGATGGCCGTGTACCTTCCTGACGCTCATCTGGTGGTCACGGGGCACACACATGATCAGTGGCTCGTCCCCATCGGCAGAGAGCGTCTGACGCAGCGTGGGGCCGTCACAATGGACGAGCAGTTGCACGTCAGATGCGGAACCTACAAAGACGAATATCAAGATGGTCATTCTGGATGGCACATCGAGAGAGGCGGACCTCCGAAACCCATTGGGGCAATGTGGCTGAAATTCCATCGTGACGGAGAAAGCGTGAGGTATACCGTATCTCGCGCCAAGTGATGTGCCAGTCTGGCACGGTTAGGAAAGTCAATGGATGAACAACGGCAACTAGAGGCTTATGTTGAGCGGCTTGCCGGTGACCTTGAATTTTTCGCGACCGAATTGTGGGATGCCATTGGTATGCCACCGCTTGCCCGGCATCAAGCCCAGCAATGTCGATGGCTTCAACACGGCCCCTACCGTCGCGGTATTCGCGCCTTTCGTGGTGCCTCAAAAACTTGGCTCACCCTGGCCTATTGCCTGTGGCTTTGGTTCAACAACCCGCAGGAGCGTGTGCTTCTGATTTCCAAATCGGAAAAGCACAGCCGGGACTCGTTGTTCATGGTTCGACGATGGATCAATCAGGTTCCGTGGCTTCACCATTTGGCCCCGGATCGTCGAGCAGGCCAGCGAGACAGTGCCACAAAGTTCGATGTCGGCCCTGCCGACGATGACCGAAGCCCCTCATTTACCGCGGCATCGGTATCGGGTCAGATCACAGGATCTCGCGCCACGCTTGTCATCCTCGATGACGCTGAAACGAGTGAAAACTCCCTGAGTGCCGAGATGCGTGACCGCTTGCGGGATCAGGTTCGAGAAGTCGAGAACGTCCTCGTACCCAATGGACCTGGATGCGTGGTGTTGGGAACTCCCCACCATCAAGAATCCCTGTATGACGGCCTACGTGAAGGCGGGTACGCCTTCCAGGCATGGCCTTGTCGTTACCCATCAGAGGCCGAAAAGACTGATGACTTGGCCGATGCCATGATCGAGGACATGGATTCCGGGTTTGCCAGTATAGGCGACCCGACATGGCCGACTCGCTTCACCTCACAGGAACTGGCGGAGCGAGAAGGCGCGTTGGGCCGTTCTGCGTTCAATATGCAGATGATGCTGCGAACTCATGCGGCTGACGGCGACCAGCACCCACTGAAACTCTCTGATTTGATTGTCCACCCAGTCAACACCGAGCAAGCCCCCCTGACTATTGCCTGGGGCCAGACCAATGATCGCGGTGGCACAACCCGAATTCAGGACATCCGCAGCCTCGGATTTAGCCTTGATGGCTTCTACGCCCCCATCATGTTTTCCAATGATTGGGCCAAGTATACCGGGACATATATGTGGATTGATCCATCCGGCAAGGGCGCCGATAGAACAGCATTCGCCATCGTCAGCCACCTCAACGGGACACTCTACTGCCACGCCGTAGGTGGACTCGATGGCGGGTATTCATCCATGACGCTCGAAGGGCTTGCCTTACAGGCACAGACCCATCGCGTCAACCGGGTCTACATCGAAAGCAACTTCGGCACGGGCATGCTCGAGCAGTTGTTTCAGCCGGTACTGCAAAGGCACTTCATCCCTCGAGGTGATGAACGGTGCCCCGATGGGTGGGCGGCCAGCATCGAAGGCGTTCGAGTCAGCGGGCAAAAGGAAGTCCGTGTGATATCCGCCTTGGAGCCGATTTGCAATCAACATCGCTTGGTCATCGACCCGTCCGTAGCCAGAAACGAAGAGTTGCAGCGGCAGTTCACCCGGATTACCCGTGATCGCAACTGCCTTCGGCATGATGACGAGGTGGAAGCCCTCGCCATGTGCGTGAAAATGTGGGAAGAAGTCATGTCAGCGGACCCCCAGCGTGGAGCAAGCCGACATCGGGATATGGAACAAAAAGCAAGATTGAGGGAGCAATACATGGCACTCGGAAAATCTATGGGTGGAACCCGGTGGTTCCAGCACCAGGGGGCAAACTGATGCCGTGGGTAACCGAAAACGGACAATGGGTTGACCTTAGCGGTGGGCTTACTGCAATTGCATGGGCCTTCGACGGCGATACTGTCAAGGTTTCCACAACCAACCCAACCAGCAACTACTCGTACATCGTTCACACACCAAGAATCATGAACGTGCTGGCCGGGACCGCGAAGACGCAAATCAAGATCAAAGACGGCACTGAAGCCGCTCCCAAGCCCGGTTGCTACTCCACCGACATCTGGGAATACTTCCAGTACAACTACAACCGCGGAGCCTTTAGCCAAATCAAGGGCTACTGGCGATCCCCAGAGCATCGGGGGCGGTCAAGGATGTCGGTCCTGGATAAAGGAATCAGGCGATAGATTCGATGGAAGATGTGAATCAGGCTCTCCACATTGTGGAAACGCTTGGATTTCCTATTTTCATCGCAGTGGTCCTGATCGCGGGAATGTACCTGATGCTTCGGTGGATGATGAATGTTCTCCTGAACAAACTTCAATCCATGTGGAACATGATCGTGAAATTGATCGACCGAATTCGAGCGCTAGATAACTCGATCATCAGGCTCGAAACCATGATCCGATTGATGAAAGATCTACCCCCCGACTGGGAGCGACTCGGAAAACTCGATGACGAAGACCGACGAGTCGATTGAAAGGAAACCCATGCCATACAAGAAATCCACCGGCAAGATGTCCCCGTATCAGGCGAAGCCCTCCAAGAAAAAGACCAGTTCCAAATCGGCACGGAGCAAGAAGAAGAAGTAATTGATCTCTCCCTAATACTTCTGCCCCCGGTTCCCTTCCCCCAAATTATTCAGCCCCCGGTTCCAGATCCCCCGAGTTCGAGTCCCCTATTTCCTCATTGTAATGTCGCAACGTGCCAATTTGAAAAACGGCATCAGCGAACGTGCCATTTGGCACGCCTGGAGTCCTGATGAGAAAACTGATATCTGATGCTCTCACCGATGAAATCGTGGAGAAACTTCTCACTACGCACCCCAGGGAAATACTCAACAGAGGAATGCCCTGGTCAATCCCCCCAATGCCTGAAGTGTGCGAGATCATCTCTCAACACATACCCATCAAGATCGGCCCACGGTCCTACTTCAGAATTGAAACCCGACCCAAGGGACACCCCAGGCATTACGACGGCTGCAAACTTGATCTGTCCCCTAATCACATGCCGTGGTGCAACTGGTCAGCAGTAAGCCTTCTGACGCCCCCAGATCGCTTCTCAGGCGGGGAGTTCATGTTCCATGATCCAGAGGAGGTTTACAAGGAAAGCCTCTACAGGAGCCTTCTCCTGTACTCCTCGGGGGCAACGAATAACCCCCAGTTACATGAGGCCGCTCCGCATACCGACGGACGAAGGACCATGCTCCTGATGTTTTTCGAGGGCGAAAATTTCACCGGGGAAACTTACGAGGGGTAGTACGTACCCCATCGTGCGATCCATCTCCCCCGGGCCGGGGTCGCGTTCGTCCCACGTGGGCGGTGGGCCGCGGCACCACATGCTCGCCACAATGCGGGGGGGGTATCGCGCCTAGCCCACCATTGAGGGGGAATCCAAGTAGTCCATGCCGGACTATAACCAGCACGCCGTGCCATTTGGCACGCCTGGGCGGTCCGTTTGGTTTTCTGTTGATGCGTCATATCCGACGCCCACCGATCACGGACCAATCTGTTTTTTTTCGGATCCCTCTATATAGACCTTGACCGAGCCTAGCCGATAGGCTACTATCCGCGTATCACCTACCAACTACATGAAAGGTATTGCCATGACTTACAACTTCCAGATCGGTACCATTCTCGAAGGCACCATTGCCGTCAATGCCTGCTTGTCCGCTACGCTTGACGTTCTCGCGCAGATCGACTCCAAGCGTGCTATGGCGTTTCACAACGAATTGGGCGGGATTGGTATTCCGATGGACTTCGGCGGCGCTTGCCTCGGCGGTGACGTTGACGACTGGGGCCTTGACGTCGATGAAATGGAGGCAGTGTGGGAAATCCGGCATGATGCCGTTGATGCTGTTTCCGAATTGTGTCCGCCATACATGTACTTCGGCACCCATCCAGACGATCCGGCATGCCTGGGTTTCTGGCCGTGTTGGGATGCCATTGATATGGCGCATCAGGATGGCGAATTGATCACCTACGGTGATCGTCGCGATTGTGTCCTTCGTGAATTGCCCACGGACTACACCGGTGACTTCATGTACATCAATGACCACGGCAATGTGACTCTTGGCCGCGCCATCAACGGTGAATCCGTTGAGACTTACTGGGATTGTGTTTGAACTACTACGGCTGGCACGAATGTACTCATCGAAGCAGCAAGGGGCTGCTTCCTGAAACCGGAGGATACGATTATGACCAAGTTCAACCCCGCAACATTCCGCTACACACCGCAGATCGTTTCACGCCGCGATGCCTTCGGCAACAGCCGCAGCATCACGCTGACCTACGACAACGCAAATGCCTGTTACGTCGGCACAATCAGCAGTCAGGATATGTATGTTCGAGCAACTGCAACCCGTGACCATCGTGCAGCGGATCAAGCAATCTTGCAGTTCAACGCTCAATACTGCTGAACAATTGATACTTGACGGCGTGCTGGTCAATTTTCGCCTTGATTACTCCAACCACGTGAAAGGTATAGCCATGCAACAACAACAGAAAATCGGAAAGTCTAAAGACAAGCGCCGCGTCACGATCTGGAATCGTGCCATGATCGATGCCGGTTTCCCTATCGGCCAGCAGATCAACGTATCGATTCGCCGCGGTTCCGTGATCATCGTTCCTGCTGACGATTCACGGCGGAAGGTTTCCGGCGTCATGAATCACGGAAACCGTCTTCCGGTCATTGACTTGAAGGAAACCGGATCGTTGGATCTGTCCACGCTTGGCAACCCAGGCGATTCCGTCACCGTCACCATTGCACGGGACCGGATCACCGTATCGCGGTGAGGGGCCAGGACCTTTGCCCATTTTCCACCCCACCTACTAAAAAGGAAACCATTTCATGATTACAGGCTATAAACTCTGGACGCCCGCGAATCATCGCCCGGCATTGTTCGATACTCAAGAGGAAGCCGCGGAAGTTGCCCGCTACGTGACAGCCAACCGCCGGGGCCGCATGGGCCGCGGTCGGTTGGTCGAGGCTCGCCCATACCAGACTCGCATGCCCGGCGCGCCGTGGGCCGTGGCGGTCGAATTCATCGGCCCATTGTATGAATGCGGGCGGACCCGGCGCCGCCTGCGAGGCGCGACCTGCGTGGTCGAGGTCACCCGCTGAACCATCCCACCTACCAACCATCCCAAAGAAAGGGGAACCCATGAAAATCATGATTGATACCGATTCCACATACGCGCCGTGCGCATACTTGATATGCGCGCTCGACGATTCCGGCGAATGGGATACTCGCGACGAATCCCGCACCGTCCTGGTTCAGTCTGACTGGGACTATCCCGGCATTGCTTCCGCGTTCGGCTGGAGCCATCCCGATATCACCGGGGGATTCACTGACGGAACCATCGACGGCCCCACCGCTACGGCGGGGGATATGATCACCGAAGCCGCGGAATACCTTGACAGTATCGCGGGCGATCCCGCGTGCGCGGTCGAGTGCCCCGGATACTTCAGCAGTTGACAATCATTTTCCGATAGGCTATGATACCGCCTATCGTCCCACCTACCAACTATCCTATCGAAAGGAACCCCAATGTCTGCATACATCGTGAACCGTGAAACCATCGACGCCATCGTGGATAGCATTATGGACCCGCCTCAGAGCGGTTGCTTCGGCGGCTTCGACCCGTACCTGTTCGATCCCATCGTCAAGGCGGGGCCCACCGGCTTTAAAGGCGACGGCTTCGCGCGACCGAAGAAAACATACCGTGCGGACTACGGCAGCACCATCGATCCCGCGGCACAACGGGCCTGGGGCACGTGGCTCGGTCGAGTTCTCTGGTCGCTGAACCTTGACGCCGTGAAAGCACGCTATCCCGGCGACCGCGACGGGCAACGACCTGGTCCAAATGACTTCAGGGATTGCGACGTTCAGAAGTACGAATGGAAGCGGTCGCTTTCCCGAAACGGTTTCGTTTCGCACGGTCGAGCGCTCGTCACTGCGTGGGGATCATGGGAGTACCAATGCCACGAGGGCGACGTGCCCGAGCGTCCCGTCTTCCAGGCGTTGATGGCCGCACGTGGTCGGCTTGCTGCACGCCACCTGCGGGACGTGCTGGAGGCCAACGGAACTATCGACACTGCGATTGCTTGACCCATCCCGCCCGGCGGGCTTGACGGCCCGACCGGGCGCTTTCTGTTTCCATCTCACCTACCAGAAAGGTATCACCATGTGCTCCACTGTAGAAATCATGTGCTGGACCCGAACCGATGGCGACCACCGCGATGTGGCCGGAGGCGTTGCGTCTGCTGTTGTCCCGCAACGGGTCGCCAAGAAATTAGCGGTTGCGATTGACGCAACCGGAAACGCCGGAGCGGGGGAATACCTGCCTCGCTTCAAATTGAAAGGCGGCCACCGATTGGCTACCGGTCACGGCGTCACGATCAAGTACCGAAGCGGTCGCATGAAAACATACCGGCGGTATGACTGAACCATCCCACCTACCAGAAAGGTATCACCATGAACGAACAAACGCACACGCCTGGGCCGTGGACCGTGACCGGACCCGGACCCTACGACACAGAATCCCGCGTGACCCTCACCGTTGCGCAGGACTCACCCACCAAGACACAGGTTGCGCTTGTCGGGAACGCTCACGCGCTTATGACTCGCGCGGAAGCCGAAGCCAACGCCCGGCTGATTGCTGCGGCGCCTGAACTTCTGGCCGCTTGCAAACTCGCGCTCGAGTGCATGGACGGCGAGCCTATCCCGTCCACTTGGCTGCTGACCGATCTGGTCAACGCAATCACCAAGGCTACAGGAGGTGAGGCGTGAGATACGTAGTCAAACAATGCAGGGTCGAGCAGGTGATTTGCACCGACTACATCGAAGTCGAAGCCGACTCCCCAGAGGAGGCGCAGCGAATGGTCGAGGATAACGAGGTCGAGATCGACTACGCCGACGCCACCATGAGCGACGCTGAAACCGTCGATGTACACGTGGACGAGGTCACCGCGAAAGTCGATTGCCAAGGCCAAAGGGGGTGAGGCGTGACCTACTACCGAGTCATCCCACGCGACCTATTCAACGAGGCCAAACTTCTGAAGTGCCTGGGGCGCCTCGTCATATTGGCATCGAATCAGGCGAACCCGCTGGAAGACAGTGCGCTTTCTTCCGGCGAGCCGCCGTCCGACTTCATGCTTGTAGAGCATCATGACGGCGAGGCGTTCCAGATCGAGCAGAACCAGGGGACCGGCAATCTTTACTGTGCAAACGTGGAGATTCTGCGGCTGTGTTCCGAGCGGGGGCTTGAGGTCTGGAAACCGTTCGACGTGTTCAATCCCATCAACAGCCGGGCGGACTGGCCCCTGTTGTTCCTTGATAGCGACGGGGAACATTGCCACGTGTTCGACCAGGACGATCCGAACGGAAACCTGTCTAAAGAATTCCTGGCTCACATAGGCCACGCCTGAACCCATCCCACCTACTACTTGGAAAGGTAAAACCATGAAGATCGACGAGATCGTGAAAATCTCCAACCGCATGACCACCGAAGATCTCGCATCCCTGTTGCTGATGCGACAGCATGACCTGATCGCCTGGGTCCAGTTCGATGATGGCCGCACGTGTGCACTGAACAGCGTTGTCGGCGTATGCCTCAACGGCCCCAGCGTGCAACTCGAAATCGAGACTGTTGAGATGGGAGGTGAAGCGTGATCTACAAGATCAAGACCCCCCGCGATGCGCTGAAGACGGCGCTGCTTCTGGCTATCACGGCGCCCAGCGAGAAGATTGCGGATGAGTTGGCAGAAATTGCTGCGGGTTGGGCCACGACTCTGGGCGAAGAGATCACCGAAGAGGTCAAGAGAGAGGTCGAGGCTGAGTTGCAGTCTCATGGAGGTGAAGCGTGATGAACAAGGAAGATATTGCGAATGAGGTAGATATTGTATTGAGTAAGGCGATACTCGATGTGGCCGAAATCAAGTACAGCCTCAAGGAAACCGAATCCAACCCCAGCAGGAATATGCTTGTGGCGAAGGTGGAAAAAGATCGCTATGGGATGGATGATCGTATGTACGCCCAACAGTATGACCGGGAAATCACCTCGCTAAAGGACGCGATCAATATGGCCCGACCCAAAATTAGAGAGGTGTTTGAAGCAAAAGCATGTATTGAGGAGTTTTCTGAGTTTCTTCACAACGAAGAACTTGCCGGTCGGGTGATTTTTTAGGAGGTGAAGCGTGATTGACACAGGATCGCACGTTATTACAACGGCCCCAATGACGGGGACCATGCTCGAACCGAACGCTGATGGCAAGCCCGGCGAGGTCGCGATCTCCGTTCCCCTTGGGGTACACGCGAGAGTCGCATCCCGCCACCGTCGCATCATCGAGTATTCACTTGATCCAGGTGACAACACTCGGAAGGACTTGATGGTGCGGGGGGATCGTCGCGCGTCCAAGCCTCGCATCTTCCGGCAAACTGCACTGGTCCGCCTTGAGAAATACAACTGGAAGCACCTTGAACTTCAGCAGCCATCTCGTATCGAGATGCACACCGCCATCACCGAGATGATTCGCGCCTTGGAGATCGGTATCGAGTCAGAAATGGACGAGGCGCTATCCCGCAGGCTGGCGGGCGATCCGGCCCCGTTCCAGTGTGCTGCGCGCCGGGCGTCGAACCTTGATGCCATGTCCTGCCTGCGCGACTGGATCATGGATGAACTGGAGCAAAGTGGGGAGTTTCCCCCGGCAGGCATTTGACCCTACCCAGGGGCTTTCGCCCCCGGGCAGGGGTACTATCCCACCTACCAAAGTAGAAAGGTACAGCGGTAGGGTAACCACAACGTGGCCCATGCGCCACATTTGAACCAGACAAATGTGCCAATTGGCATGTTTTCCACCTGTAACTTGACCCCAGAAAAGAAAGGTACACTCACATGGCAAGTTCAAAGAAAAAGAAACCTGCAACCGGGGGGTACAACTATGAGAAGATCCAATTTCCCAAGGGAGATGACACTATCCAGCGTGCCAAGGAACTGGCCGATCTGTTGACTGAGGAGGATCACATTGGACGGCGGTGCCACTTATGGCAGGCCGTCAAGGTCGCAGTCGAGGAGGCTATTGAGGCCAGGGTTTGATTCGTTCCCACCTACCAACGTATTGAGGTGACGCTATGAATTACAGGCTGCACAGGAATCACCAGCGCGCGAGCGGGCGCACGTATTGGCAACTGGTTTGGGATGACAACTCCGGCGCGACACTGAAGAAGTCGCTGGGAGCCTGCTCAAAGCGAGAAGCCCAGCGAAAAATGCAGGACTTCATCGCATCCCATGCCGCAACCCCAGCACTGAAGTCGATCACCAAGTCCCCCAAGTTGTTCACCTGGTTGGATCGGTATTTGGAAATCCGAGAACCTGAACTGCGGAAATCCACGCTTCACATCCATCGACAGTGCTGCGATCAACTAAAAACATACTTCAGCCATGACCCGAGGATCGAGCAGATCCAGCGACCAGCCGCCACGGACTGGCGGATCTGGCTGGGGAATGAGGGCGGGTTTCAAGGCAAGCCTCTCGGTGAGACAACCGTTTGCAGGCAAGCAAAGACTGCGAAAGTGATCATGAGGTACGCCATGACAGAGGGGCTGATCGCAAGCAACCCCTTTGATCACCTCAAGGTGACGCCTCCGCGCAAGGATCGCTCGAAAAACCGCTTCGTACGACCAGAAGAACTGGCATCGGTGCTGCTTATGAACCGGGAAATAGAGCCACTTCTCATGCTTTGCTATCACGCAGGCTTGCGATTCTCAGAAGCGTTGCACCTCCCGTATGGGGACGTGTTTCCGTTTCAGCGAAAGTTGGTAGTGCGACCGCGAGAAGGCGAGGAGACTAGCAAGCAACGGTATCGCGAAGTCAAGATCACCAGAGAACTGTTTGAGTGGGGTGATTCCTGGGACACACACCGCGGGACGCTGATGGCAAGCCTTGGGATCACCAATTTATTCTCGACCACTGATGCAGTGTGCTTTCAGCAGGAACCGCTGGCCTCGCAGACAGTCTGCGGAATACTTGAAACATCCCGCCAGAACCTGTGCCAGCGACTGCTGAAGAAAGCGTGCGAGGATGCCGGGGTGGCTCCGTTCACGTTCACAGATCTGCGTAGAACCAGGTCAACTCTTTGGTTTAGCCAATACCCCAGGCACATTGCAGAAGCGTGGATGGGCCACAGTGAGGAGGTCGCTCGCAATCACTACTTGTCAATACCGGATGAGTATTATTCAAGCGACGATCCCGCCCGTTCCGATCATGGAAGAACCATGCGACACACGAACGCCACACCACAAACGAAAAAGCCCACCTGTGACTCCACAGATGGACTATTTCGTAGGTCTGGTAGTGGGCCATACTGGACCTATCCGGCTAGTTTGTCGGTTCGTGGTCCCATTCGTATCACAAGATGTGGGGGTGCCAAATGAGGTGCCTGCTACATCTTGTACGCCGCGTATGTAGAAACTGGTCCACAACCACAATTGCACCAACAGGAAACCACACCACACCACAACCGCTAGTGCGGTTGGGCTGCGGTGTTTACCAGCGGGTCTACCGAGGAGCCACAACACATGACCTACCCACATTGGCGACAGAAAGAACCACCACAACCGATCCTGATGGAGATTCACGGCAACGGCTATGAAGCCGTGCCCTCTCGAATCAAGCGCTTCCGGCATGACCATCCGTATGGGTGCATCAAGACCGCTGTTGAGCAGATCCCTGGTCAGGACCGAGTGGTCGCGGTGACCCAAGTCTTTTCTGACCCGAACGTGACCGGCGAGCAGATCCTTCTTGCCACCGGCACAGCAGTCGAGGAGCGATCTGACCGGGGGGTGAACAGCACATCTTGCGAAGAGAACGCTGAAACCAGTTCCATCGGCAGAGCGCTGGGTATTGCTGGGTACGACGCAGCAAACTCGGTCGCTACTGCCGAGGAAGTTGGCGCCGCCATCGCGAAGCAGGACACGAAGCCCGCAGCCAAGAGGAAGGCTGCACCGAAGAAGGCTGCCGCGAACCGGGAACAGGGCGATGGAGAGTTGGAAGTTGCGACCTTCACGGTCACTGCTGTCGAACCCAAGTTGAAGCGTGATGGCACGCCAGTTGAATCGAAGTCCGGCAACCCGTGCATGGCAATTCACACTGCGGAGGGAGTGATTCTTGAAACTTTCCTGCCGAAGTTTTTCAACCTCGCAGAAGAAGCAATGCAATTCGGGCAGGCCGTGACCGCTGGCTACGTGCACGATCCCAAGTGGAAATCGAACTCGCTCGAGAAGATCGAACTCGCCCCAGGCGAACCCGTGGACGTGCCCGAGCCTGCCGATACCCCTGAAGTTTCCGAAGAGGAGATCCCCTTTTGAGCCGCACACTATTTGAAATCACTGATGACATGCGTGCGCTTGATGATCTCATTACCGAGGCCGGTGGAGACATTACCGATCCAGCCGTGGAAGAGGCGTTCAATGCTTTCTGGGATGAGAACAACAAGCACATGACCGAAAAGGTGGAAGCATACTGCTGGTTGATTCGCGAGCAGGAATCCCGGGCCGCGGCTCGCAAGCAAGAGGCCGAGCGAATGTCCCGTCGTGCTCAGATTGACATGAATTCCGCACGCTCACTGAAGCAGCGCCTTGTCGCAGCGTTGCAGGTTGCGAACGTGAAGCGAATGGAAACCGACAACTTCAAGGTCTGGTGGCAAGCCAATGGCGGCAAGGCTCCACTCATCCTGGACGAAGAGAAAGTCCCCGAGGGGTATATCAAGATGCGAGAAGTCAGGGAGCCGAACAAGGATCTCATACGCCAGCACCTTGCAGATGGGGTCCAACTTGAGTTTGCGCAACTGGGAGAACGAGGCAACAGCCTGAGAATGGGGTGAACCGAATGTCAATCGTACTCAAGGACGAGTATCAAAGACTCAACGAAACAGTTCGAGAGGGGAAGCGTGCATGGATAGCGATGGCTTCTGCTCTGATCGAGATACGTGACCGGAAACTGTATCGACAAGCCGGGTATGAAACTTTCGATGACTACTGCATCGAGGAACATGAGTTCAAAAGCAACTACGCGCGGCGGCTCATGTCCGGCTGTGACATTGCAAAGAAATACGATCTTGACAACGAGGGGCAGGCGCGAGCGCTAGGCCGAGTGCCCGAGCAGGATCAAGATGAGGTCATGGCCCGGGTACGTGATCGCCAGGGACAACAAATCTCCTCCTCAATGATCGAGGACATGCACACGGAAATCGTGCAGGAACGAGCGAACACCGTTCCGCCGCAGGATGCGGCTGTTCTCGATCCCGTTGAGGGAGAGGTTGTTGAGGTAATTGAAGCCAAGCCACGCCCGGCACAGGAAGCAAGAGAGATCCTCTCTCAAATAGAATCTGTGCACGCGGAAATCAAGAGATTGGCTGCAACCCAAACCGGGGCATTCATCGTCCTGGATGCTGTCGCCACTGACCTGAGAAACGTGTACACGCACATCAACCGAACGCAGCCGACCCGCCAGTGCTATGGCTGCAACGGCAGGGGCTG